AGAAGAACCAAACGCTCCACCATAACCAACCTCAGCACCACCCGTAAAGAATCCAAGAGCGCCACCAATTAATCCACCAATTACTGAAGATAAACCAAATGTTTCTGGGGCAAACATAGAGCCAATACCAAAGCCAGTTGCAGCACCACCCAGTGCACCACCTACCCTACTCCTTGTACTTCCTTGGGTTGCACCGTTTGATACAAGGCTGCCTACTACGTTTCCTACAAGACCAGTTGCTCCCGCTCTTAACCCTTTACTTGCTACACCCCCTACTTTTCCAAGAACACCAGTCTCACCCTTTAAGGCTTTTGAGAGAAGGTATGCATTACCAAGATTTCCAGCACCGCTTGTTAAAAGACCTCCTCCTGCTGCCAGTCCTCCACCAAGGTTGCTTCCACCAATACCACCAATAAGACCACGAAGATATCCAAGACTTGAAGCAAATTTATCTAACTCTTTGTTTGCAGCATTTACTGTTTTTGCTGCTTGATTAAAACCACTAATAACCCCAGACTCAGCATCCTGCATAAGTTGTGTTGTTGATTGGTTCATTGACATTTGGCCAGTCAATGGATTTACGTTTCCAGCACCAGCACTGGAGGTTGTCTTTGATGCTAAATCAGGGTTCTTACCCTGTGCAATATCAATAAATGCTTGTTGAAAAATTTGTTGTTGAGCATCTGATAGACCCATGTTACGAAGGTTTGCCCCAGCAAATCCGTATTGAATGGAACTTTGAACTTGTGATGCTGTTGCTCCGTTTACAAACATTCTGTTGTAAAGTTGTTTAGCAATTTGTCCTGTAGACATAGGTTTACCTGATACAGGATCTATTGTGTTCACACCATACTGATAAAGGTTTGCACCCATAGAACCAGTCTGTAGACCACCCAAAGCCTGTGCAGCAACTGCGTTATTCATTCCCAGATATTTAGCAGCCCCACCAACTTCAGAGGCAGTTTGTAAATAACCAAAACTTCCAGGAGCCATCCCAATACTACGTGTAAGGATTGCTGCAACGGCAGCATCAGATCCAGTGTAAGAAAGTCCTCCACCCATTGCCCTAAGTGTTGCTGACTGTAATGTTGATCGGCTTGTACCTGCACCACCATAAAGTGCTGCTTGATAGTAGCCAGCGGCACGAGTTAGTGTGTCTCCTGCACTTGGCATTGCTGCATAGCCAGCAGCAGGAAGTGCCATAGCCATTTTTGCAACCCCAGTAAGGTTGCCCATTTGAATGTTTGCTTGTGTTGAAAAGTTTCCAAAACTATTGTTAAGAAGATTACCGCCAGCACCAACACCTAAGTTAAGTTGACCAGCACCACTTCCTACTGCTCCTTTAGCGTTGCTAAGAGCAGAGGAAGATGCTGTACTTAATGTTTTAAGGGCGGCAGTTAATTCTTTAACCTGTTTTGTAAGGTCGGTGACACCAGAAGATACTGATTGGATATTGCCAATGACGCTCATATCATTCCTTTCGTGGTGTCCTAATCTTGACTACTTCTAGCCAATTCTTTCTTTCTCTATTCGTCAACTGCTGTATTTCAGTTAACGTCCATCCTTCATACAACCTTGTTAGGGCTGTCCATTCTGCCATCAAGTACTCGTATGAAACGGCACTAGAGTTGAAACAACGCTCCTAAATTAATAGGAACCGTTACCTCACTTTCGCAGTCAGGGCAGGTAATCTTTAGGTCATCAAATTGTGGGCCAGATACACGCTTGTCTATTTCTTCAACAATTGTGCGACGATCAACAATGCCAAGATTTTGAACCTGCATCTTGCTTAGTACTGGGTTTCCATCAATTTGTACAACAGTTCCTTCTAACAACAAAGTCGTAAGTTCTGCTGGAGTCTTATCACTATTTGTAATAAGTTCCTTTTGAATAAGACCTGTTGGAAGTTTTACTGTTACTTCATTTTTCTTTCCCTGTACGGTAAACACTCGATCGCCAATTGGGTCTGTTAATACCTTTACTGGAATGTCTGTAGTGAGGTTTATGTTCACTGTCTTTACTTCATTGCATCCTTCACAAAATGCGTTTAGGTCAACAGTCTCACCAAATGTTGCTTTGAAGATAGCAAGAAGTAGCATGTCACGATCACCAGATAATAGGTTATCGAGAATCTTGTCATCTACTTTTTGATCTCCAATTTTTACAGTTCCACGTTGAAGAATTGTTACGATCGCTTTACCGATGTTGATTGCACGAGAAATTGCCTCTTCATCTTTTCCGTTAAGTTCACGGATTTCGGCTTGGGTGATGACCTCCCCAGTGGCTGTTATGTAGCCACCAGGAAGAGTCACCGAAGTATCCGAAGGAGAAAGAATGGTAATTTCTGGCGCTGCTGGTTCTTCTTGCAGAGCCTTACTAATCATGTCATTTGCCATTGCGGGATTAGCCGCTGCACTAATTGTGTTCGTCATCTTATTCCTTTGTTAGATTACTAAATTGCTGCTGCTTCTGCAGGGGCATTGGTCTTTAGATCAGGTGCCCATGTTACGTCGAAGCCTTCATGTACGAGTGTCATCTGTTCAACAAACAATGCGTTATCTCCAGCATTTAGGTCTGAGTAGGCTACTGATGTAGGCCACGCATTAAATACTGTAAAGCGCATTGCAGTGTGATCAGATTCTGCTGCATCTGTGTTTGTCACATTTGCACCCGCTGATGGGATTGGATGTGAAAGAACTTGGATAGCAACATCGCAACGGAAGTTAGTTGAGATGTCTTTTGTGGTAGAACTTGAGTTTACTGTTGCAAACAAATTACGCATCCAGTCCCAGTTCTGATGGGTGTTAAGAATTACACCACGTTGCAATGTAATTGGTGTGAATGAGGTCTGACCAGGAATCTGGTGGACTGTGGTGTTGTAACCACCTTCACGGTAAGGGATAGAGTCGGTCGTTACCGATAGACCAGACACAGAAGTAAACCCAAGGGTGACTGGAAAGTTCACACCGAAGTTTGTATCTTGTGGCTGAAACGTAACTAGGAATCTAAAGTTACGAATCGGATCGGTTACTAGCGTTGACCGATTATTGATTATTGTTGCCATTGTTTATTTCTCCTTCGGCCTTAAGCGCCTGTGATCTGGCTTAGGTTGATGACGATGAACTCAGCAGGATACTGCAGAGCCACACCGACTTGGATGTTTACAACTCCACTAGCAATTGATGAAGCGGTGTTGTTTGTTGCGTCGCAAAGAATGTAGTATGCATCGGCAGCAGTTGCTCCACGAAGTCCACCTTGATTGCGATATTGGTTGAGGAACACACCAATAACGGTGTTAATGCGTGACCATAGTCTTGCATCGTTATTCTCAAAGATTGCGAACTCTGTTAGGTTCTTTAGACTTTGCTCAATGTAGATGAGAGAACGTCGCATATTTACATACTTGTTTGCTGTTCCGTCTTGAAGCAATGTACGTGCACCCATGATTGAAAGACCAGCACCAGGAATCTGGCGAATTGGATTTACTGGGCTTACACCTGTATTAAAGGTATCAAGATCTGCTGACGTAAATGCAAATTCTGTAGCAACAAGACCAATGAGTGCAGCAGTAATTCCAGCAGGAGCCTTAGAGACACCCTTACCTGGCGTTACGTCGTTGAGCATGTAGTACCCAGCAACAGCACCAGAAGGTCCAATAAGGCGAAGTGCTTGACGACTACGACCTACTGGATCCACAATATAGAGATGTGGGTGATACACAGCAACATTGCTGCTTGATGTTAGTGCTCCTGCATAGGAGATTGCGTCTGCTGCAAGTGTTAGTGCTTTTGGAGTTTCTGCAATAACAAATGCATTGTTATTTTCCGCCCAGTCAATTGCAGCATTGTAGACATCAACTGCTGAACTTATTTCATTTATTTCGGGAAGAAAAATTACAAGTGGTCGATTTACAGTAGAAAAATCATTAAATACTGAAGATCCAGAACCTTTGTAACTTGTATAGTCAGTAGACGTTACTGTTGCTCCATTTGAACCAGATGTCAAAGGATAGTTAGTTAATACTGGCGTACCAGAAGCACTACTACTGATATGGATGTAAGAAGAAACAGTATTAACAACTGTTTCTGCAAAATCTGTTGCTGTTGAATCGTTAAAAACAATATTTTCATAACGTTCCAAGAGTATGTTGCCAGCAACGTTTTCTTTATAAAGGTTAATAGTATATGTGCTTGAAACTGTTCCAGCAGATAAAGTAACAATAAGATTGTTACCGTCTGTTCCAGCATTTTTTGCTGTAACAGTAGCGACTGTTGCACTTGCTGATGTAAGAATATTTACATTTGCTTTTACAGCATCTGTATGAAGTATGCGTTTTACGTAAAGTTCTTTTCCACCATTGCTGAAGTAAGAACCAATTTGAAATGTTGCTGGATAAGCAGCATCGTATCCACCAAATTTTGTAGTGAATTCATACCAAGAGTTTACAAGCGTAACTGCTTCTGGTCCACCAGCAAGTGGTGCAACAACTGCACCCGCAGCATTTGCAGACGCTCCACCAGGAAGCGGTGCAGGAAGTAGTGTCTCTGTAAGGTAGACACCTGGGCGGCTATAAGCCATTTTTTCTCCTAACTAGTTGGGTTAATGGTTCCTTATGGTTGCGTTATTGTGATCGGATCAATGGGGGTAAACGGATTTGATGTACTTCCTTGTACAAAAGTTCCGCTTGTGCCCGTAGCGTTGACTTGTAGCACTTTATATAGTTGATTGTATGTTGATGGTGCGATCTCGCTAGAGACACGTACCGTGAAAGCATTTACAAATAAACGCTTTCCTTGTTCTGTGATATCTCTTTTGGAGATGTCCAGAAGATCTAAGCGACGCAGGGTTCCTTGTGCGTCATTGTTATCTACCGCTAGTATGCCAAATCTCATAGGCATTTTTGTGTAAAGAATTTGCGCCAAAATCTCTCGATCATGACGAGGTTGACGAGCATAAGTTGTAATTTGATAATCAATTTGAACAGGAATCGGCCAATGGATATCCCAGTCATGTAGTTCTGTACTGTAGTTAACACCTTGTGCTTGTGTTGTTGGGTCTGGGAAATAAGGTGGTTTTGCGTAACCACGCATAGCACGGCTTGTCTCTTCAGCAATATCAATCATGTCAATTGTGATGTATGGATATGTCTGATCACGAAGTTCTTGATCAGGTTGTCCAAAGTAAACTTTAACTTTACGAGGTGAGCCTGGGGTAGAGGCAGACTTTTGGTCTGTGACCGTCATGTCAAGAAGCAGGTTGCGAAGTGCTTCGTCTTCAGATAGTAAAAATGTCATAGAGCACCTACATGCTTATGTAGCCGCTTAGTCAGAAATTCTTCCGCTCCTTGTGTGCGATTAGCAAAGCGGCGTATGGCTGCAGTTGGCTGTTGGCTAGGTGTGCCGTACTCAAGCCTCATAGCATCGTCATAATGGGCATCGTGCACATGGGCATTAAACCCGTCCTTGCCATAAGAAACGCCCATGTGGGAAATGATTTGTTCAGGCCAACCTGATGCACGGGCTTCGTTGCGAAGGTGTGCAGAAAGAAACCTACTGGTCTCTACACTTGATTTATGGAGGGCGTTATGAAATTCTTCTATTTGCTTCACTTGCGCTTTTTGGCTTTCGTAGCGATTTTGCCACCGACGTAACCTGCGATAAGTCCCGCAATTATTGGTTGCTTATCTTTTGGTCGGAATCCAAAAACACCACGCATAAACTCTTGCTGTTCCGATGTGCTATCCATCTCAGCAAGTCTTTCATACCAAGGTTTCCATGCCATTTAAATCCCCTTTTTCGCAACCAGTATGGGAACTGTATTCAGGCACCGCAGCGGTGTTCTGATGCTCTAAGGATAAAGAATTAGGGGCCCTTTCGGACCCCTAACTTACTTATTTCTTTTTGGCTTTTATCTTTCTAGCCAAAGCCTTGTCGTTTCTTTCATCTTCTTTTCTTGTCATGGACTTGCTTTTGTCCATCTTCTTGTCTTTCTTTTTGAACTCAATCATCTGTGTTGGTGTCATGTTCTTCATGACCTTTGCATCTTGTTTAGCGTCAGAATCCTTCTTAGCCATTACATACCCTTCTTGCGGTTTGTAATCATCTTAGGGTTCTTTGCTGATGATGCTTTCTTGCCCTTACGAAGAGCAGCAAAATCTGCTGCATCAATCTTGTTAGGGTTTCCGCCCATAGCGGCAATTTTCTTTTGCTTTGGCGACAATGACTTAGCCATTACTTCGCCTTCTTCATGCGAGCAGACTTACAAGTTGCACAGGTGCACTTGCATCCTTTTGCTGGCTTTCCAGCCTTGCAACCACAACCACATTTAGCACACATATTTACTTCCCTTTCGATTGTCTTGCTGCCCAGATGTTATCTACGGCGTTTGGATATGGACGACCCGCCTTTTCAGCACGAGCCTTTGCCGCTGACTTCTGTCCAGAAGATAGGGGCGTTGATTTTTTCTTTGGGTTCTTCTTTTCCCAAATCGGTTTACTTGCCACTTTTATTCCTCTTTGAAATAGCGGCGGCTTTCTTCTTGGCATCAGCCTTTGAAGATGCACCCCATGCTTGAAGTGATAGTAACAATCTTGTTGGCTCACCGTTGGGCTTACGTTCTGGTCCTGGCATTCCACCCATACGAGCAAGGAATGATGCACGACGAGGATTGTCTCCTGACTTAACTGGAGCCTTTAGATCTGATCCAGGATTGGCACGCTCATAAGATTTGCGGCCCTTTTCGTTTAATCCACCCTTGGCGTTCTTACCTGACTTTTTCTGCCATGCTTCACTAGCCATTTTTCTTATGCCAATCTTTCGTAGCCTTAACGCCTGCCTTAATAGTCTTAGCGCCAGCCTTTTTAGTTAAATTGATTTTGTCGTACTTGCCCTTATTACCAGCGTGGTCAACAATGACATCGCCCTTTTTGTTCTTCTTGATTGTGTGGCCTTCGCCTTTAATCTTGATTGTTTTAGCCATTTGCTTTTACCTTTGGTGTCATTGTCTTAGGAGCATTCTCCTTGGCATGCTTCTCTTTCAACTTAGATAGTTCGGCTTTGTGCTTTGCTTCCATTGCCTCAACTTCTAATTTTTGAGATGCTCGTGGTTTATTAGCCATTGCTGCTAATCCTCCTCCGTTGGGATATGCCAAGGGTGCTGGTTTAAGTTTTGTAAACATTATTTCTTTTTAGACTTGCGTGCTTCCGATAGTGCGATGGCCACGGCTTGTTTCTGGGACTTAACTACAGGTCCTTTTTTTGATCCAGAATGAAGTTTACCTTCTTTGTATTCCTTCATTACCTTCTCTACTTTGCCCTTATTAGGGGCAGCCTTCTTAGCCATTGTCTTACCTTTCTTATTCAGCGTCGTCTTCTTCTACATCATCTTCGTCATCTAGATCTTCATCATCAAGATCTTCGTCATCGAAGTCGAAATCTACATCTTCTGAATCATCTTCTGAATCATCAGATACAGGTGCATCAGTTGCTGCTGGTGCTGTTGCATCAGTTGCTGCTGGTGCTGTTGCATCAGTTGCTGCTGGTGCTGTTGCATCAGTTGCTGCTGGTGCTGTTACAGTGGCATCAACAGTTTCTTCAACTACTGGTGTTGTCTCGTCTGTCATTTTCTATCCTTTCTTTAACTCGTGTATGACTGGAACTGTGGGTCATTGACAAGTTCTTCAGGGTTCAACTGGTTTAGATCAATGGTTACCACTGAGTAAAAGTTAGCATAGCGGCCACGAGGTAGTACCCGTGTAGGTACGAATACTTCATCCTGAAAAACAACCCTGTCCTTAATCTGTTGGTTAGGGTCAGTAAGCAAGGCAGGCAGTAAGCGGTTCACGTCTGCGACAGAAACAACAAGGCGCAAAGTATCTGTAACGTAAAATCCACGCTCATTCATGATGTTTGTTGAACGCATCAATTGGCCCATAATGACAGGTACAGAGAATGGGTCTTTCCAGCGACGACCTTGTCCAGGAGTCTGGTTAGAGACGTCATAGATGGGATCTACCCAGGTGTCGTAGTGAGAGGCTAAAGCGGTTGCATCCCATGACCACCAGTCAACTTCTGCTCCAACAGGGTCACGAAGTTCGTCAACCATACCCTCTTCCATTGACTTGTTCTCAAAGTCAATTTTAAAGCGGCCTTGTACTTTAGTTCCTCGCATAAGGCCTATTGTCTCTTACTTGTACTCTTTGGGCTGTCTAAATTTAGTTTTATAGGAGTCAAAAAACGATGTTCGAAGATGAACCGTTGTATTTTGTTGCCTTTTAAAGTTTTCTGAGTTCCCCAATTTCATTTTCCACGAATCTCTTTTAAACGGTATTACTTGAGCCATAGGAGTTCCAGCAGGAATTAACCCCTCAAAATCCCAATCATTTAATAAAAATGGAAAATTAACTGGTGAGTCATATTTGTCTGTATCTACAACGCCGTCTAAAATGGTAAATACAGATGGCCTATGCATTGGTTGAGTAAACAAACAACTATAACCTTTTGGTGTTTTTATAGACCAAGGATTTATCCATTTAGGATATGAACCGTTTTCTCCTAAAGTTTTACGACCTGGATGTGTTGGGGCTTGGATTACTGGGTGAAATTGTATAGGTTCAAAAGAAGGCCACTGATACCATGGGGCAGTTTTTTGAAGACCTCTTCTTTCAATTTCTTCTAAAGTAAAATTTCTTAATTCACCAGTTCTTTGAAAGTATTCGTCATCTGGATATACAACTTCTTTTTGAGAAACATAAACATCTGTATACGTATATAAGATGTAACCATTACTTATGGCATCAAACACTGGCATACAACGTTTAATGGTTGCAGGTGTCCCGCCTTTTCCATCAGGTTTCTTTTCTTTTCCAGTGTAAGAATCCATATCTTTATACCATGTAGGTATTGAAAAACTTGCTGGTTTTGGATCATATTCTTTTGGGACACCTATAGAATCTGTAAAAGTAATTTTCATTTATATTCTTTCTTTTGCCACCAAAACTTTTTATAACGATCAAAAAAAACCCTGTTAAATTTATGGGTATCTGATAAAAATTTTTTACGTTCTTTCTCACCACCAAATGAGGAATTCCAGTTTTCTCTTTTAAAAGGAATTATTTGTAAAAAGGGGGTTCCTGCTGGAATCATTCCTTCAAAATTTGGATCACGAAGTTTAAGAAACATGTTAAATGGGATAGAATAATTGTCCGTATCCACAATCCCACTTGCACAAACAATTGGGCTTGGTTCATGGTGCTGTGGCTCCATAACCATAATTGAGTATCCTTTGGGTGTTTTTATAGACCAAGGTATAACAATTCTTACAGCATAATTTATATCTCTTGAATATGGATGATTTTGAAATTGATTAACGGATTGAAAAGCAATTGCTTCCATCATTCCCCATTGAAAATAAGGTCCTTCAGGAGTTTGGTGAACATATATGTCGTACGGTGTTTCCATTATGTAACCTGCGGTCATCATGTCCCAAACTGGCATACAACGTTTAATGGTTGACATCGGTGTGTTGTCAATGTTAGGAATTTTTTTACCGTCAACACTTGTGTATGACTGAGCAGTTTTATACCACTGAGGTATGTATTCAATGGCAGGTTTTGGTTTTTCTAAAACACCATCTGGATTTTGTACGTCAGTAAAAACTATGTGTGCCATTTAATGCTCCTTATTAGGGTACTAAGATAGCATACCTATTCCTACTATGCGATTGGCAGTGTTACTGTGTCCCAAACTTTGTTTTCTTCATTCCATGTGTATGCTTTTCCTTCAGCAGGATCTGACGAAGGGACGCTCGTTGGGTATACCCATGATTTTGTAGAAGAATTCCAAGTCCAAGATGTAAAAGGTGATTGTGGAACTTCACCAGTATCTGGAGTATCCGTAGGTTCCTCGATTTCAGGGGCTGCAATTAAAAGAACCTCATCGACGTTTTTTTCAGTTTTTACTGACGCCAAAACATCGACTGACAACTTGTTTGCTAAAAGAACATTTAAAACTTTGTCATCTTTTACTAAAATATATGTATCCATAGGTTAACCTTTCGCAAACATTAGCGGGTATAAATAAGAATTCTTCCAGCGCCACCAGCACCACCATTACCGCCGCTTTGGCCATTTAGTGCGTGTCCGCC